GCCTTTATGCTTGGTTCCACTGAAATATGCATCCAGGAGACCTCTTGAGTATTTTGCTTGCCCGTATTTACTTCCTGATCCTGTTTGTTTTCTAAGTTCATTTCTTAACATACCACCAGCACTAGATAATCCTCCTGTGTCTGCATATGATGAAAGATCACTCATCCCGTATTTTTTACCTATACTTTCAATTTTTTGACCTGTGGCAGTTGTTTGAAAAGTCTTCAATGCACTTTTCTTGGATGCTCCATAAACATCCTTATATTTCTCAGATGCTGTCTTCAATGCACCATGTGCAACTTCAGCTTCTCCAAATTCTTTCTCATAAACACCAAATGCAGATTTAGATGCTCCTAATGCCGCACCTGCCTCACTACGTCTACGACTCAAGCGTTTCTTCATCAAACGGGATCGTGATCTAAGTTTATCTAAATCCATAATCAGTTGAAGTAAGTATAGTCGGTATCCGCAGTACCCAATGCTGTCTCAACTCTGGGTTCAAACTTCAAAGAAGATGCATATCTTACTGACATTGATGCATATCTTGTTGCACTCATTATGTCATCACGTTCTTTGATGATCTTTCCATCTTTTCGGTGGTACATCCGCATTTCAGAAAACCAGTCGGAAAGATGGTTGAAGACCTTAAATCTGCCAGACTGCATACGCATGAACATGTCGAGAATTCCTGGCTCAACTGCGTTGCCCCCGTCTGAATTAGTGAAATGACTCCCCAACATATTGCACCCAAGCCTGCGATACTGTTTCGCCAGAGGTTCTCCAGAACCTTTGTCGTGTTGCATACCATCATGCGGCCATACCACTGGAATCCACTCACCCCTCGCTTTAAGCGCATCTGCATGGACCACTGGAGTTGTTGCAGAAACCCGATACGTGTCGTAGACATGGATTGTGTCCGTATCCCGATCATGGGCAATCCAGACTGCCGCAAACGGATGATCCCAGCCGAAATCAATTCCAACAATCTTCGACCAATGTTCTGGAATTGCAAATGCTTCCTCTTTGATTGAGTCTTCATCAATTGGAAATACCAATCCTGAACCAAGGACAGGAATTCCTTTGCTCCGCATATCCCTCTCATGAGGAGGTAATGCAGAGAGGATCTCTTCTTTTGCATCTTCTGTGAGGTGTGGGGCATCATCCCAAGTTGCATGATAGAGGTTCTGAGACTTCTTGAGATCGTTCATGAATGCCGCAACCGTGTTGGTCATTCCAGACTCTGGTGTAAATGTCAACCATATCAATCCTGCGGATTTTAAGGTAGCACGTAAAGCCTGAGAATATATCGGTTGGGGGGGTTCCTCATCCAACCAAACACAATCCACTGCTGAACCCATCCACTGCTCTTTTCCTTGCTCATAAGATTTAAAAAACAGTTTAGAATTCTTCCCAGAAATATGCTTGACCACCACTGCACTGATGGCATTAGGGATTCCTGGTGAACGGTCTGTAGAGATAATAACATCTTTGGGCAATGCTCCTTTTCCAAAGTCTTCGGGGTCTCCTGGTTCACCCAGCATTTCGCTCTGGACAATATCTCGTGTGTTGCCTGATGTGTTTCCTGCCGCCCAAGCACGTATCGGCAAATAGAACTTATGCCCTGACCACCACTTCGGATAACGTCCTGTAAGATGCATTGCCAACTCTGCGGCACCTGAAAAAGTCTTCCCGACTTTATTTGCCGCCATAAGGAGTCTTTGCTTTGCTCTGCCACCATAGAGATCTTGTGCTTTGTGAAATTGCTCTTGATACGGGTACGGTTCATAGAAGTCTATCCTATTGATTTCCTTACGTTCCTGCAACTCCTCTGCAAGTCTTACTGCTTCATCAACCTTTTGAAGTTCCATCAGTTGATGGCCTGAGAGACTTCTTCAGGTTTGTCCACAACAGGGATAATCTCTTCTTCAACTTTTTTCTTCCCAAGGAGTGCTTGAGCCGCATCGACTCCCACAAGTCCGATAATTCGTGATTCAATTTCTTCCACTGAGCGTTGTTCTGTAGTAACATCTATCCTCTCCACTGGTTTGTAGCCACTTCGATCCAGAAGATCCTTTGCGGCTTGTAAACGGACTGTATCAGAATTGGAACTTTTCATCAACTCCTCAACGACTCTTAATGCTCTTGGGCCCTTATCACCCATTCGGCCTTCCATCTCCTGAGTGATTTCGGATTCCATTGCTTTCTTGAGACGGGTTCCCTCCTTCCTGAAATCAGTGTCCGTGTGATATTTGTATCCTGCGTTCTTTGCCGCTAAAGTAGCATCACCATGAGTGCAATACTCCTCCAACCACTTCTCCCGTCTGGGACCAATACGCTTTTCGTATTCCTGCTTCATCCTATCCCTTGAAAATACTCGGCATATGTTTTTTGAGTTTTTTTAACTTTTTCTCACGCCTATTGTACTGAGCAATTGTTAAACCACCCGTATCTTCTTTAGTCAAAGCTATATAACTTTTGCCTTTCCACGGAAATACTTTCCCTTTCCCTTTTCCTTTTGCATAAGCCTCTTTAAATGCTTGGGAAAACTTACCAGATGATTTCTTTGGTGAAGGTTGCTTCTTAGGTGACTTCTTAGCAGGTGCAGAAGACTTCTTTGGTTTTGCCAAGTGACCGAATTCTGGATGTTTAAAAGCTGGAGCCGCACTGAATTTCATACCTCCTGGATCTTTTTCGGTATGAGTCTTCTCAGGAGTGGATTTCTTTGTGCCTTTGCTTGCAGATCCCAATGCATATCCTCCTGTTGCCGCAGATCCCGTAATAAACACCTTACGACCTACCGACACATTCCTTGCACCCTTCAGTAATCTTGATGCATCACCTTTTCCAAGAAACGTGTGACCTCCTTCTGGATTGATTACAACATCTTTTCCAGATTTAGTCTTGGAAACCCGACCTGCGACCTTCGCTTTACCTTTTGTCTTTCCTACAACTCGCTTACCGCCTTGTGACCCCCATCGGATCGCACGCCCCAAACCTCCTGAACGGGTCAGAAACCTTGAAGATCCTCTGACTATTGCCATGATTATCTGTGCCGCTGGTGTCATGTTACCCCTTTTTCTTTGATCTATTCTTTGATTGATCCATTGAACTTAAATTACCACCTGAATTGTTCTTTGTATTTCCATCACGATGATGAATATCCTTCCTGTCACCTTTCTTAGCCCTACCTTCTCGCAACCACCTTCTCCGATTACGATTCCTTGCAACTCTCTTTTGGACTTGCTCTCTACTTGCCTGATACTTCTTGTCGTATTCCGAATAAACTCGGCCTGATGGTGCGCTCATTGAGATACCAGTTTCTTCTTACGTGCTTCTTCCTGCCTCTTCCACTCCTCAATTCCAGGTGCTCCTAACTTCGGAGGATTGAATGGGTTCGCATCTGCCAACTCCAATCCTGCCAATGCACCACTGAAACGACTTAATCCTGTAATTATACTGGAAGTCTTTGGAGATTCCTTTGCCAGATCAATTGCTTGTACTATTTTCTGTTTCGTCTGACTAGGCTTCTTCTGGGATTGCTGATTCTGATGCTCCAGAAGCATCTGAGAACGGGATTGGATCTGTTTCTTTGTCTGTTCCTGCAACCAATGGCTTTTTCCTAATTTGTCCGATAACTTCCTTGCCGTTTGGCTTAAACGCTTAATCTTCTGCCCATACTCATCACTATCAAAAGGATGTCCAGATTCCACCTCACCAGCATCCCTCAACTGTCCTGCCCTTACTTCATTTTCATAGTCCTCAGAGAAAGACTCCTCCTCTTGTAACTGCTCATGATCAATCTGGTCATTCAAATCCATAGAAATTTCGTCAAAACTCTGGACAAAACGCTTGTTGCTCACCTTTTGTGGCCAACCCTCTGCATCATACTCAACATCTGCTATTCGGGGGTAATTCTGTAAACTTCCAGCATTTTTATTTTGCATCGACCAACGACTACCACCTTCTTCTCCTCCACCTTCGGGGATGTCGAAAGGATCTCCTTGAAAATCACTTAAATCCACCTCTCCCAGATATTCCATCTTGGATGTTTTAATCTCTGATCTCGGACCACCTGGAAATTTGTATGCTTGTTGAGCTTTTTTTGCGTTTTCTAACCAAATACTTCCGTATCCAACAACCTTGCCCTTCAAATCACGCCTTACCTCCTGATACAGATGCCCAATTCCTGACTTCGATGCCTCCTGCGGCAGGATCAACTCTCCAACACCCCTCAACTTACCACCTTTTGATGCTACCGCACCTGCTACCTTCCCCGAGGTTTTCAAAAACTTCCTCCTTGTGATCTCTAACTTCTTCTCGTCCATGAAACTAAGCATAACCCATAAAATTCGCATTCCTGCTCCTGATCTTTAAATAGGCTATGGTCCATAACACCTCCCGTGATCTCCAAGTAGATGGATGGGAGGAGTCTTATACGTACAGCACCCACTTTGTGCCCCCCACCCCCTGATCGCCAGCACAACTGCACCATTAACTAATGATCATCATTAGACTAATATAATAATAATGCTCATATCTCTTGAACAAATAGGTAGATACTAGCTAATTCCAGCACACAGGCTTAACCAAAGGCATAGTAATGATTATGAAGAGATAATGAGCATGAAGGATAAAGACTAATGATGATTAATCACGGCACTAGCAACGCTTATTGCCTAAACCCAAGGCATACATTTCTGCACGAATCAATTGAAATCAGATTGATTGAACACCTTAATTTCTTATTGCTGACTTCTAAAGAAACCAGAGGAGAAGGATCATTATCGATTTTGCGCCATTCATTCCACCATGTGACCAAAAGGTCACATCTGAATCATTTAATAATGATCAATTGGACAACCGTGTCTAATTCCCAAGTGAACTCATTCATTTCTCAAACCAAGAATAACCTGAGTTTTCAGCTCGATCTTTGCACAGAACCATCTCCACTCTGGTTTAAGATCGTTGTACAAGACACTTGGTTTTTGCTCGATTTTTAACGTTCATCTAATCTATACATGAAAACTGTTCATTTTAAGATTGTTGATCTTGAAAAATTCTCAATGGGAACTTCCCTTTTAACATCCTCAACTTAGTTTTTACAGTCATCACCTTTTACCATCGGCCTAATCCACAGACCTTCGGCCCCAAGGGGTAGATTTAGAAAAAAAAACCAAACCAACCATCTTTTTTTTATAAATCTATCTGCGGAGAGGCCCCATCCTTCTATTTTTTATGAAGAATTTTTCTTCAATCAACAACCATTAAAATGGAGTTTTCTATGTATAGATTAGCTGAACAAAAAAATCGGAAAAACGCATCTATCTGGTACACCGCTAAACCAGGTGTTTCTGATTCTGGAAAGAGTCGGCCTCAAATATCAGGAATATTGGAATTGAGCCCTGAACAAGTACAAATGGTAATAGACCACGGGCCAATTGAACACGATCAAATGCTTCAGATGCGCTTTAGCGCATGGAAGAATGAATGGAGAAAATCTGATAAAGCTCCATCTCATCGGGGTTTATTTGAATTCAGTCAAGAACAAATGAAGGAATTCAAGAAATCAGCTTAACAACAGAAGGTGTGCAGAAATGTACACCTTTTTTTTATGCAAACACTTATACAATTAAAGGAGATATATGAGTAGTCAAAGTCATCCATTAACAAAGAAAGATGTAGGTAGTACGAGAGGGACTGCACGTAAACAGGATGTCTCGTACGATTACAGTCATCAAGTAGAAAGCGACATAGATGTAAAATCAATGTGGCCTGGAGAAATAATAGATATACGATCAAATCGTAATAAATATTTAACAGAAGGTGATGGAATCAGACATCAAAACTCTGGTTTACAAGCACTTCATAATAATGAATATCAAAAAGAATGTAGAAAGAAAAAATGGAAGGTAGTAGATATACCTGCAAGTGATATTCCAAGTAATTTTTCACATCAACTTGCATTATCAAAAGGATTAATAACTGAAATTGACTATCAAGAACTAAAGAATGAACAAATCGAAAGAAGAAGACTTGCAAAATCTGGGTTCTAAATTAATTAATAATCCTTTAGTAATGGGCATAGGTGCATTAGCACTTGTGCCTGATGTAATCCCGATTGCGATAGGCGCATTCGTTGGATATATAATTAGTAAATCAAAACAAGGAGATAGTAATGCCAAAAGCAAATACGAGAAACAGGACTAACATAGAAAAAGAATTACGTGATGCTAATGAAACCATTAGGAACTCTGAATTTGTTGGTGAAGCAATTTCTACTGTAGTAGATAACCAAGAAGCAATAGTGATAATTGCTTTCAGAATGTTAACTACTTTGGTAGTAGGCTTAATTACAGTCATCACA